AACAGGTACTGCTCAACAAAGAGTTATAGAATTAACAGGATCTATTTCTGGAGCAAGAATTGTAACTTTTCCATTGCTTACAGAAAATATTTACATTATTAAAAACAGCACTTCAGGTGCATACACACTACAATTAAAAGCAGTTTCAGGTTCAGGAGCTACTGTTACTTTTTCAGCTACAGATAAAGGATACAAACTTATTTATCTTGATGGCGTTGCAACAAACACAGGTGTCTATGATGCAGCTCTATCTCCAGCAGGTACAGTAACAGAAACTGGTACTCAAACTTTAACAAACAAAACTTTAACAGCACCTAAAATTGGTACTTCAATTTTAGATACTAACGGTAATGAATTATTGATTTTAACGGCTACAGGTTCAGCAGTTAATGAACTTACATTAGCCAATGCGGCTTCAAGTTATGCCCCTACTATAACGGCTTCCGGAGAAACTAACGTAAGTATTAACCTTGTTCCTAAAGGAACAGGTCAAGTTCAAATTGCTGGTAATACAGCATCAACGGTAGGAAAAGCTATTGCAATGTCTTTAGTTTTCGGATAATAATAACACTTAGGAGAAAATAAATTATGGCAAACCCGAATCTAGTAAATGTAACATCGATAACAGGTGAATCGGTACAAGCGGCTTTAACTACTACTCTAACTACAGAGATTTTAGCAGCAGCTTCAGACACACTTGTAAAAATTAATAGTATAATTATTGCTAATATTGATGGATCAAGTTCAGTAGATATATCAGCAGCAATTACAAAAAGTGGTGGATCACCTTTAAATATAGCAAGTACAATCGCTGTACCTGCAGATTCTACTTTAATATTAATCGATAAAAATTCAGCTATATACCTTGAAGAAGGTGATAACCTTGAAGCAGGTGCGAGTGCAGCTGGTGATGCGGTTATGACTGTAAATTACGAAATATTAAACGACGCATAGGAGGGTGACCAGCTATGGCTTCTACAGGTGCTAATGGTGGAATAGTAGGACCAGACAACGACCCTACTACATCTGAAAAAATTACAACTTTTACTGAATCCGGTAACTTCACTCAATCTCCAACTAATTCTCCAGCAGAAATAGATTATTTAGTTATTGCTGGTGGTGGCGGAGCTGGTACTGATAGAGGTGGCGGAGGTGGAGCCGGAGGATATAAAACATCTTTTCCCGGTGGCACAAAAATAAGTAGCGTACCTTACAGCAGCACACCCGTAGTTGTCGGAGCAGGTGGCGGCGGAAACAGTAACGGAAATGATTCTACATTATTATCTATAACATCAACAGCTGGCGGAAAAGGTGGTACCTGGACAAATTCAGGAACTGCAGGTGGATCCGGTGGTGGCGGTGGTGGTAGAGATTCTGGAGGTCCTGAAAGTGGTGGAGGAGCTAGTCCATCTGGTCAAGGAAATGCAGGTGGAGCAAGTTGGATTGCCAATCAAAACTCAGGTGCAGGCGGCGGCGGAGGAGCTGGCGGAGCAGGAAGTAATGGTCAACCAGGAAACCCAAGAGGTGGCCCCGGTGGAAATGGGTTAGCAAATAGTATTACAGGATCATCAGTTACAAGAGGCGGCGGTGGAGCCGGCGGAACTGATGGAAGAAACAGCGGAGTAGCTGGTAACGGCGGACCCGGAGGCGGAGCTAATGGCGGTGGTGTTGGACCCGGTCCTTCACAAGCAGGTCAAGCTAATACAGGCGGCGGAGGAAGTGGACCAACATGGCCCGCTAGTCCATCTCCTGCTGGTGCAGGTTCTGGAGTTGTTATTATTCGTGAACCAGAAGGTACATTTACGGCTTCAGGGGTATGGCCAATGAGTACAGTTAACACTTTTATAAAAGCAGGGAGCTGGTTATAATTATGGCACATTTTGCAGAAATAGATGAAAACAATTTAGTCACTAGGGTAATAGTTGTTTCTAATGATATTGAAACAGCTGCAGGACCTTTAGGTGAAAACGACATGCATGTTGATGGTGAAACATGGTGTATTGATTTTATGAAAGGTGGCACATGGAAACAAACTTCTTACAATTCAAATTTTAGAAAACAATACTGCGGTCCAGGTTATACTTATGATTCTACAAAAGATAAATTTATTTCACCAAAACCCTATGCTTCATGGGTATTAGATTCAAATGATGACTGGCAAGCACCAGTTACATATCCAACAGATACAACAGAAAAAAATATTTTTTGGGATGAAACAGGTCAAAAATGGACAGCAAAAGATTTTGAAGACCCACAAAATAACTTCGATTGGGATGCGTCAGCGCTAGTTTGGGTAGCAGTTTAATTATTCTTTACAAATTATTTAAATTAATTTATATTCTTTTCATAAAGCAATATTATGAATTTAACACACTACTACTGGTATTTTCAATCGGTTATTCCAGAAAATATTTGTGATGATATTACCAGGTACGCAAAACAATTAAATGATGAAATGGCAGTTACGGGTGCTTTTTCTAATGGTAATTTAGATAAAAAACAAATTAAAGATTTAAAGAAGAAAAGAAATTCTTCTGTTGCTTGGATGGATGACAGATGGATTTATAGGGAAATACAACCTTACATTCATAAAGCTAATCAAAGTGCTGGTTGGAATTTCCAATGGGATTTTTCTGAGTCTTGTCAATTTACAAAATACAAAAAAAATCAATATTATGATTGGCATTGTGATAGTTGGGATAAACCTTACGAAAAAAAAGGTCATCCTAGTGATGGAAGAATTAGAAAATTATCTGTAACTGTAACTTTATCTGACCCTAAAGATTATAAAGGCGGTGAATTAGAATTTGATTTTAGGGACAAAGAGCCCAGTAAAAAACAAAACGTAAGAAAATGTAAAGAAATACTACCGAAAGGATCTTTGGTGGTTTTTCCAAGTTTTATATGGCATAGAGTGTGCCCTATAAAAAGCGGAGAAAGAAACAGTTTGGTTATCTGGAATTTAGGATACCCATTTAAATAAAAGGAAAAAATGTCATTTAAACAAAACAAATACACAGTGTTAAAAAAAGCTATTTCAAATGAATTAGCTGATTTTATATATAAATATTTTTTAAATAAAAGAGAAGTAGCTAGATATTTATTTGATCAAAAATATATATCTCCATTTAATGCAGAGTATGGTGTGTGGACAGATCCCCAAGTACCAAATACTTATTCACATTATGCGGACATAGTAATGGAGACATTATTAAAAGAAGTTAAACCTGTTATGGAAAAACACACAGGTCTAAAATTAAGTGAGACATATTCTTTTGCAAGGATATATAAAAAAGGAGATGTTTTAACAAGGCATAAAGATAGACATGCTTGTGAAATATCCACTACATTAAATTTAGGTGGTGAATCATGGCCTATATATTTAGACCCAACAGGTAAAAAAGGACAAGCTGGAATAGAAATTAATTTAAACCCAGGTGATATGTTAATTTATTCTGGTTGTGATCTTGAACATTGGAGAGAAGAGTTTAAAGGTAAAGACTGTGGACAAGTATTTCTACACTATAACAGAAAAAATTCAAAGATAGCTAAAGCTAACCATTTAGATAAAAGACCTTTTATTGGTCTTCCTGAATGGTTTAAGCACTTTAAATAAGTAAGAAATAGTCATTGAAAAACACATTGAATTAATATTTAATGTGATATACTACCTAGTAAACAGGATTTTATATGTTACAAAAACTAGGTTTTGCTCCCGGATATAATAAACAAGTTACCGAACTAGGCGCTGAAGGTCAGTGGTTTGATGGTAATAATGTTAGGTTTAGATATGGCTCACCAGAAAAATTAGGTGGTTGGGATCAGTTAGGTGAAGATAAATTAACAGGAGCCGGTAGAGCTTTGCATCATTGGGATAATAATGCAGGGATTAAGTACGCAGCAATAGGTACAAATAGAATGTTGTATGTATATTCTGGGGGTCAGTTCTATGATATTACTCCAATAAGGGTAAGTATAGCAAACGTTAATTTTTCAAGTGCAAGTGGAACTCCTACAGTCACAGTCACATTTTCAACTGCACATGGAATGCAAGAAGATGATGTTATATTGTTTACAGGTGTAACTGGAGTTACTGCAGTAGGGTCTACTTTTAATGATGCTTCTTTTAATGACATAAAATTTATGGCAACGTCTGTGCCAACAGCTACAACTATTACAATTACAATGGCTTCTAATGAAACCGGAACTCTTTTAAATAACTCTGGAGATGGTACAGGTAATCCTTTTTATCACGTTGGCCCATCTCAACAACTAGGTGGATTCGGTTGGGGTACAGCAAACTTTGGCGGAACTGCTTCTGGTATTGCAACTACAACTTTAGCAACTGCTTTAACAGATACAACTACAACTAACATTGTCCTTGCAAACTCAACAGCGTTTCCTGATTCTGGAGAAATTAGAATTGGTACAGAAGACATTAGTTATACAAACAATGACCAGGCAACAGGGACCTTAAGTGGAGGAGCTAGAGGTGTTAATGGAACTACAAAAGCCACACATAGTGGAGGAGTAACAGTAAGTAATATTTCAGCTTTCGTTGCATGGGGTGAATCATCAACAGATGATGTAACACTTAACCCAGGTTTATGGGTGTTAGATAATTTTGGTACAAAATTAATTGCACTTATTTATAATGGTGAATGTTTTGAGTGGGATGCACAACCAACAAATGCTACTTCAATTAGAGCAACAATTATTGCAAATGCTCCTACAGCATCACGTCATGTATTAGTGTCTACACCAGATAGACACTTAGTATTTTTTGGAACAGAAACAACAGTTGGAGATAAAGAAACACAAGATGATATGTTTATAAGGTTCTCGGACCAGGAAAATATTAGTGGATCTACGGCTTATACGGTTACTGCAGAAAACACAGCAGGTACACAAAGACTTGCTGCAGGTTCTAAAATTATGGGAGCCATAAAAGGTAGGGATGCTATTTACGTATGGACCGACACTTCATTATTTTTAATGAGATTTGTAGGTGCACCTTTTACTTTTTCTTTTGAACAAGCTGGAACTAACTGTGGATTAATTGGTAAGAATGCTTGTGTTGAAGTTGATGGTGTTGCTTATTGGATGTCTGAAAATGGTTTCTTTACTTATGATGGTCAATTAAAATCAATGCCTTGTCTTGTTGAGGACCACGTTTATGATAATTTAAATAGCACAGCTAGAGATTTAATTAATTGTGGTTTGAATAATTTATTTACAGAAGTTAATTGGTTCTATTGTAGTAATGGGTCTAATCAAATAGACCGTGCGGTTACATATAATTACCTAGAATCAAGTAATAAAAGAACTGTATGGACTATAAGTTCACTAACTACAGAAACCAATTCATCTGGTGCAAATGTAAAAATAGGTTTACCTAGAGCATCATGGTCAGACTCAGCTGTATTTAATAAACCTCATGCAAATTATTATGACCCTGATAGCAATACTTCTTATGATGTACAAGGTAACACCGATGGTTGCACAATTTATTATGAACATGAAACAGGAACAGATCAAATTGATGCTGGGGGTGTGGTTACTCCTTTAAAAGGGACTATTACTTCTGGTGAATTTGATATCACACAAAAAAGAGCTGCGTCAGGTCAATCAATTGGTGCGCCAGACATTAGAGGTGATGGTGAATACATTGCAAAAATTAGTCGTATCATACCTGATTTTATAGAACAGGTAGGGGATACAAGAGTATCACTAGTTACTACAGACTACCCAATTAACACTCCAGTAGTAAGACCTTTTGATATAACAACAACTCAAACAAAACAAGACGTTAGAATAAGAGCTAGAGCAATTGCTTTACAAATTTCTAATATATCTAGTGCACAAAATTGGAAACTAGGTACATTTAGGTTAGACATAATGCCTGACGGGAGGAGAGGATAATGGTACCGTTCTATAATGCAAAAGACCAAGCTATCTATAACGCTGGAGATAAATTTATGTCTCAAAGCAAATATTTACTAAATGATTATGTTCCTACAGAAGGTATAAGTTATGAAGGAGATGGTTCTCCTGTATCATATGCTAACTCAGGTATCATGACTCAATCTCCAATTATTTATCCACCGATTGTTAAACAATTAGGTAATGATGGTGGTGGTGGAGGTGGTGATTTTACTGGACCTACTAAAGTTGAACCGCAATTTGATTATGAATACGATGCTTTAGGTGGTTTAAATAATTATGACAATGTTGATTTAACAGAAGAAGAACAAGCAGCTTTAGACGCACAAATTGCAGGACCACAGTTAAGTAGATCAGGTGCACTAGCTACAATAGCTGGAATGATGTCAGCTCCAATTACAACAATGAGTTTTCATCATAGACGTAATAAAAAAATACAAAAAGAATTAGAGGAAAAAACACGACAAGCAGGTATTCAAGCAGATTTAGATAGAGCTTACTCAAATCAATCTCAAAAATCAATAGATCAACAAAATCAAGCAGGAGTTGGAGGTGGACAATTTGATGGAGCAGAAACTAAAGAACAATATGATGCTGAGCCAACTGCTTATTCTGGCTCTTTTGCTAAAGGAGGCAGAGTCGGATACTTCTTTGGTGGTAGAATAGGATTTAGAGGCGGCGGAATGGATGCATCATCAGATGATTTTGGTGGTGGAAATACTCCAGGACCGGGAGATACTGGGGGAGAAGGTGGTAATAACCCTACTGATAATTCTAATACACAATTTGATGGCGGTAATAATGATGGCGCAAGTGATAACCCACCAGTAGCAGTGGTTGATAATAACCCTGTAGATATTTCAACTGTAACAAAATCAATAGGTAATTATGATATACCTTATGGTCTTGAAGCATTGTTAGAAAATAAAGGAAGATTTCAAGCAGTTATAAATCCTGAAGAAATATTAGAAAAAAATTTAGGTGTAGATTTTACTTATGATAAGGGGCCTTATCAAGTAGGTTTTAATGCAGACATGGAAGGAAATAAAAATTTAGGTATAAGTTACAATAAAGGTAACTTAAGTGCTTACGCTAATACTGATTTCGATAACCCAAGTTTAGGTTTTAAATATAGCAAAACATTTGCAAACGGAGGACTAGCAAGTATTTTATAATGGCAAAAATTGTACAATCATTAACTAGAGCAAGTAAAGAATATGAGGAAAGAACTTTTCAATCATTAGTAAGAGATCTTGACGGTGTTATTAATAAATTAAATACTTCTTTTCAAGAAGAACTTAAACAGGAGATAGAAGCGAGAGCTTTCTTTTTAGAATAATGGGTGTAGTAAACCAATACAAATTTAAAGGTATAGATAATAATACAACAGGGAATGCATTAGTTCCATTGGGTACAGGTAATCCTTTGATTAATGAAACTGTAGTTATAAAATCAATACTTGTTACATCAGCGGGTACACCAACAGTAACTGTTACTAACAACAGTATTACAGCTATTAAATCTGCACAACTAACAGCAAACACAACAACAGAACTATTAACACAACCATTGATAGTAGAAGGTGGAAAAACCTTTACAGTACAGTCAAGCACTACAGATTCGTTTGACGTAGCTATCAGCTATCTAAACATTAAAAAGGAGAAAACAGACTAATGGATAACAATATACCAGTAATTACACCCGATAAAATTACTACAACATACAGACACAAGGAAACCGGAGAGGTTTTTAAACAAAGAAAAGACTGGGAAGCTAAAGGTTTTAAAGCAGAAGACATGGCACAGGATGTAAATGTTATCATGCCAAGTCTTGATTTGTTTGCAGAAACAAAGTAAAACAGGTAAACTAGGATTAAATTATGGCAATTACAAACTCACAACAGGCTAGACAGATGTACGAATATGGTGGACTAAGTGCCCCTAGACAGAACTATGGCTTAGGAAAACTTGTAAAGAAAGCTTTCCGTGGTGTTAAGAAAATTGCTAAAAGTCCATTAGGTAAAGCTGCTTTGATAGGTGGTGGTGCTTATTTATTAGGTGGTTCATCTATGATGGGTGGAAAAGGTATGTTTAATTTTGGAGCAGGAAACGCAGGACGTTTTGGTCGTTTACTTTCAAATACAAACAACACAGGTATAGGTCAAATATTTGGTGGTAAAGGTAAATTTTCTAAAGTTGGAGATATGTTTCGAAAAGATGGTGCAGGTTCTGCTTTAAGTTATGGTAAACTTGGATTAGGTGCTTTAGGTCTAGCAAGTGTAGCTCCTCTATTAATGGGTGGCGGTGGTGATGACGAAGAAGAAACTGTTGTTGAACAAATAGATCCAGCAGCACAAGTACAACGTGCAAAAAATTTTTACTCAGGTCTCGGGGACAAGGGTGTAGGTCTAAACTTTATGCCTAAGAAAAAATATGTTAGTCAAAACTTTTATGCAGCTAACGGTGGTAGAGCCAATTATGCTAATGGTCAATTAGTTACTCCAAGCGGAGATGGTTCAAGACCAGGTTATGCAGGTGAAAGAGTTTCTACAGAAGAAAATTTATTTAGAACATTACCAGGTAATACAAATGATAGATTTCTAATGCCAGAAAATGCACCGCCTCGTAATAAAAAATTCGATTTCATGTTTGAGACCGGACCAATAACAGATCGTAATCTAGAGATTTTAAACAATATGACTCCAGAAGAAAGGAAAGCATTTGAAGAACAAGGTAGTCCTTTTGATATTATAGAAAAGTTTATAGACATTCCTTTTCAAATAAGAGGCAAAGAAATTATTGAAGAAAAATATGCACAAGGTGGTAGAGCCGGTTATGCAATGGGTGGTTCATTAGATGAAGATGAAGATGAAATGATTAGAATGCAAGCAGCTCAAAGAATAAGACCAGCACAAACATTTTTAAACATGGGTGGTGGTGCAGGACAAGCACAAGCAGAACAAATGCTTATGACAGAATTTGTAAAATATAAAAACAAAGGTGGAGATTTATCTTTTGAACAATTTGTTAAAGCAGTAATGCAACAACAAGAACAAGCTCAAGGTATGCAACAACCTATGATGGCAGCTGATGGTGGACCAGTACCAGATTCAACAGTTCCAGGATATACAACACCAGCAGGATATAATAAATTTGATTATAGATCAGGCGGTGTAAGAGTTAATGCTGCTGAAGGTGGAATTATGGACACAGAAGAAGCATCAGAAATGATTGACATGGGTGGACAAGAAAAAGATTACAGAGATGAAGGTGGTTTTGTAGCAATGGGCGGCGAAGAAAGAGCTGACGATGTACCTGCAAGATTATCTAAAAACGAATTTGTATTTACTGCAGACGCTGTAAGAAATGCAGGCGGTGGAGATATAGATAGAGGATCTGAAGTTATGCAAAACTTAATGGATAATCTAGAGCAAGGCGGACAAGTTTCAGAAGACTCACAAGGTTTAGGTGGAGAAGAAATGATGTCTGAAGAAATGATAGAAGAACCAAACGGCGCGCAAGCAATGTATGAACAACAACAAGCATTACAATCAAGGATGATATAATGGCAATACCAGATTTTTTATCGGATACAGTAAAAGATTATGCGAAACAGGCAACAGCCGCATACTCTGCACCGATTAACACAGATACTTTTACAGGCAGACAGTTTGTTGCTGGACAAGATCCTATGCAAACACAAGCGGCAGCGCTTGCTACACAAGGTGTAGGTTCTTACTCACCATATTTACAAGCAGCACAAACTGCACAGACAGCAGGGGCCGGGGCTTTGGGACAATCAGCACAAACTATCGGTGGCTTAGGTGCTTTAACTGGACCACAAGCTTACCAACCTTTTATGTCTCCATATCAATCACAAGTTATTGATGCAACACTATCTGAATTTGATAAATCTAGATTAGCAGGACAACAACAAATTAGAGATCAAGCAGTAAATTCAGGTAACTTTGGTGGTGGTAGAGAAGGTGCTATGATGGGTCAATACAATGCAGACTCATTAGCAGATAGATCTGCACTACAAGCACAAATGTTACAACAAGGATTTGGTCAAGCTAATCAATTAGCACAACAGAATTTTGGAAACCAAGGCGCTATTGCAAATGCACAACAAGGACTAGCTGGTGCATTTGGTAATCAAATGAATCAACAGTTTGGTTTATCTGACTTTGGTAGACAAGGTATGGGTCAAGATATTAATGCATTAGGTACACTAGGTTCAGTAAACCAAGCACAGAATCAAGCTTTATTAACTGCTGATCAACAAGCAGCACAGACAGGTGCGTATGAACCTTACGGAAGACTAAGTCAATATGGCAATATGCTTACAGGTTTATCTGGTGGTGTTGCTGGACAACAATACCAACAAGAACAAGCTTCTGATCCTTATGCAAATGCATTAGGTGCAGCTACAGGTGTTGCAGGATTGTTTGGTCAGATATACGGCGGCAGAAGATTCGGTAATTAATTATGAGAACTTTAAATAGACCTATGTTCAGATACGGTGGCCCTATCAAAGAGGGTGTTATGAACGGGATCCGGGAACCAAAAAGAAATGGTGGATCTATGGCTAATAATCAGGGACCGAGAAGAGCAGCTCTTGTAGGTAACCCAATTTACCCTCAAGTAAATGGCAGAACAAATCACGTTGTGCCTGCAGTGATCGGTGCAGGACTTGCTATGCCTATTATTGGAGCTGGTATAAGAGCAGCAGCAAGACCTTTCGGTCAATTTGTAATGAGACAAGTTCCTAAATTAATAAAAACCGGTAAAAATAAAGGTAAACCATTACTTGACAGTAAAGGTGTACAACAATTTTATAAATCAAGTAAAAAAAATCCAGCAACACAAGGCTTTGATACAAATGCTTTAGGTGGTTTTTTTGCTAGGGATCCTGTCGTAAGCACAGGTGGAAAAGTTGTAAGTGGTCTTTTAAGTCCAACTACTGGTGGCTATATTCAAAAAGGAGCTAGATTAGTATTTTCTCCAACTGGGATAGCAACTGGTTTAATTTATTCTAACGGAAAATATTTTAATAAAGATGGTAAAGAAGAACCTAAACCAAAAGGAAAAGTTGTTCTTGGGGACAGTGTAGATATAAAAGGTGGTGGTGCAGATACTGAACCAAAAGTATTAACAGAAGCAGAAAAAGCAAAAATAGAATCTGATAACAGAATAAAACAGATGGACAAATACAGAGAAATTATGGACATCAAAGGTATGAGTAAAGATGCAGCTTATAAATCTTTAATTGATGCAGGTAAAATTATTCAAGAAGGTGGTAACCTAAAAGAACAACTTAAGAGTGGTAAGTTAATTCAAAATCTAACACAAGCTGCAAGTAAAAGATTTGATAAAGTGGGTGACACAGAAGCTGCACTAAGATCTCTTGTTGTTAAAGGTGAGATTGATAATGAAATGAATAAAGAAGCTAAAGCATTAGCAAGAAGAAAAGATGAATTAACAATAGCAACTCTCGATAAAAATT